TTGGGTATCCTCTGCCCCCAGTAAGTGCTTCATTACTTCTACATCAAACGCTTCGCGCTGTATTTTATTGTAAGCCGCCTCTAACTTACTGCGCTGGTTCTCGGTTATGAAACCCTTACTCTTGTCGGGCGTAAGCAGTATTCGTGCAAAACCGTGCCAGTGTGTACCCCAATCTATGGCCCCAACTAGCCCACGCGAACGGGCTGTAGATGCCTCAACTGCGAAGTCCTCGGGGTGTGTGTCCATACGGTGCATTACCATTTCGTATCCAGTGTCAGTCATTTAGTGCTTCCTCTAGTGTTTGTAGGTTGTGCTCATTTATTATTAACGCTATACCTCCTGCATCTGTTATAGCTTTTAGTTCCCTGTCTTGTAGTGCGGTAGTTGTATTACTACCAGCCTTACATTCAATGCCAAAGAACTTACCTCTGTAGCAGCAGACTACATCTGGTACGCCTGATCTACCCATACCAAAAGTAGCGGGGAAGAAGTAATAGGCGCTGTATGCCTTAAGCATTTTTACTACTTGGTCTTTAACTTTTTTCTCTGGGGTACTCATTATTAAATTGTATCCTTATAGGTTTACTTTGTAAACAACCAGTTCTACCACTTCCGCTTCATTAAACTTAAGCTGCTCTCGTCAATAGTATTAGCTGATAACGACTCGTAGTGCTGCTTCTGGTACGGTCGGTATGGTCGAACGGGGTTATCTACACGTTTCCTGCCTACAATGCCTTTGAAACGTATATTGTTCTTCCTAGCGAGAGTTGATACAGACCCCTTTGGTATGTCTAGGGAAAGGCTTGCCTCCCGTATTGTCGTACCTAAATCTGCTAACCCTGCGACAAGCATAATAGTTTCTTCTGTGTACTTAGTCACGATACCCCCTTATTTATTTTAGCCTCAGATACTTTCAAGTTTTTAAATATGTAATTATTGGGGTCTCCATCAATATGCCTAATTGTGCTAGGCGGAGGAGAACCGTTCATGTAAACCCATGCTAATTTATTTAGGCTGTAACAGATTCCGTGCAGCTTAATGTTGTGGTTTACGAGATTTTTTACAACCCCCAACCCATAGCGGCCACCAGATGACCTTTGTATTCTTATAAATTGCCCCGTGAAAGGGTTGTAGTGGAGATATCTTTTTATCCAATGCTTGTTGGGGTACTTGATGGGGGCTGTCATTTCTTATCACCTATAGGGTTAATGGCTATTCTTGCGTTTTAATTTCCAATACTCTGCTTTCGGTTACGCAAGAAACTCTTAGCCAATCCTCTGCTTTGGCTTCAGCCCTTTGACTTGTTCCGCGCACGTTTCCTATAATCCAAGATGAGCATCTTTTGGTTTTATACTGCACTAAAAAATATCCCATTACTTATCACCTATAGGGTTAATTACCAAAACGGGACAATCGGGTTCGTGTGAAACAAAATCAAAATCCATGTCTTCGCACCAGCAAACAACCTTTCCCCCGTTACATATTTTCTTAGCAGCCACTTCCACAGCGAGTAGGCGGGCTAGCTCAGCGTCTTTGTCTGCTATCGCGGCTTGGAGGGTTTTGTTATTTCCTCTCAGTTCATCCAGATCGTCTTTTAGCCGAGCTAGAAAAAGCTCAATATCAGCTTGCTCAGCAGAAACTAAAGTCGCAGTGTGCTCGCCAAATTTATTCCAACACGCGGAAATAAACTGTATTACTTCTTCTTCACTGGTTGTCTTTGTGTACTTATCTTCGTTAACTAGCATCATGTTCTCCGTAGTGGGTGACCGACCGTTATGTGACTTTTGTTCCATTAAGTAGGCCAGCTCGGCTTTATATTTACACAGCTCTTTGATGTTGCTGAACTCACGAGTCCCGTTTGTGTAGTGGTTGACGCTTCCTACGTCTAACCCGCACCAGTACTCCAAGTCAAGGAGGTAGGCGTTCAAGTAAATTCTTAGCTTGTCATTCATAAGTCAGTACCTCGGATTCAGTTTCGATTCAGACGTTAGCGCCACAGCTTAGCGGCTTGTCTGGGCTATAGATTATTGTGCTGGGGCCATTAACCTCAACACGGTTACACTTAATGTTTTCCTTGTAAGTCTTTACAGGAAAGCTAAGCTCATTCTATCGGCCCCTCAGGAAATTGTTCATTTGCTCGCTTTAGCCTCTTTTCGAGGCCACTCCAAATATCTTCTGCTTGCATTATAGCGAATCTTGCGTTTCTGGTTCGACGAATCTCTAATAAGAAATGATCATCTGAAGAAACACTCTTAAATGAAGACAACATAGCTGAAGAGATAGTTATTACAGTTTGCTCAAACTTAGTGAGCCCCGCAGTCTCTTCAGAGTTAGTTGTGGGGTATGCCGGTTGATCTCTTAGGCGTTTAGGCATTTGCGGGTACTCCTTGAAGTATTAATATTACACGATCGTAAACGTAGGGTATTTGGATAGTATCTTTGCTACCTAGTATTTGAGTTGCCACTAAGAATTTCCGGCCGCAAACTTCAGTCTTACGGATAGTTCTATAGGCGCGATTGCCGTAAAGAAACATATCATTCGGAATTAAGAAGTCTATAGGAATTGTTATAAACTGCTCAACTTGGTTTAGCGCATCATCGTTTTCTAATACTCTCAAGCAATCTAGGTATAGATAGTATTGAAGATCGCTTCTTTTTACTGTCTTGAGAGTCATTCTTTTACGTATTCGCGCTATCAAGTCTTTGTGAGTTACTATTGCCCGCATTTGCATTTCCTCTTAAATTAAGTAATTGATCCATGATATATAAGGGGCATTTGCTTTACAAGTTGTGCAATGGACATGCCCTTGCTTACGCCCTATATCTAGCCCTAACACCTCTAGCTCTTTAGATTTACAAAGAGGGCAGTGGGGGAGTGATACTTCATAAACTGCTTTGCTGCTTGCGTATTGATTGATTAAGTCTTTATGATACTCCGAAACCAGCTTGAAACTCACTTGATACTTATTACCGCCTACCGCGTGCAAAGAAGTATACTCGTTCACCCACCCCCTTTTAATAAACATAGAAACATAAGATAGCTTCACTGCTACTGTCACTGTCGTGTCTGCCGTTCTCTCTTCCGCTCTATTTGAGATAGTCTTGCTCCCAGCTTTGTAAAACTGCTACATAGTTTTTCAAGTCTTGAAGGCATTTTTGCAGCTCTTCCCCCACGATATTACTAGAATACCCTTTGAACCCGTCCATTTCGCAGTCGTACACTTTAGTGTGTTCGAACCTATAAAAGTTATCAAACGCAGCCATGACTCTGCCGTTCCGTAAAGAGTCTAGGCTTGTCATGATTATGTCGTTGCTGTTTTCCATTTCTAAGTCATTAAAAGATTCTATGTCGGCTATCTCAGGGTGACGGCCCAGCAGCCAAGCGCCCGCAAGGCAGGCTTCACAATAGCCATCTCTGGGGTGATACCACTCATCCATATTTAGAATATTTCCTGAGCTTACATGCGCTGCTGCGTCTTCTATTGCAGCTGCCAGTATTTCTGAGAGCTTATTCGACATTACTTTTCTCCGGAGGTTCTGGTAGAGTTACATTAACTGGGATTTTTTCTAAAAGCTTACTTATCAGCCCAAAGCGCTCTCTTACGCGGGGGCTCATAGTAGGGTCTGCAGCGCAATCTCTTGAAAGCCCTAATGCACTACTGATAGGGCCATAGCTGAACTTAGTACTCTCGACTAAATAAAGAAAAGGAGCGCTGCTAGGGTGGTCTTCAGAATTAATCCCCACATTAAATTTGGTCCCATTACTTGAAAGGCCAGGTCTTTTTCCTCCCTCTATCCCTAACACTATGCATTCAACAATTTTAGCCCAGCTATGTCGTGGGTCTACTTTAATCGGCCAGCTACTGTAAAACTTGCCTGACGAGGGCTTGTAGTAAGTCAACACAACTGTAGCAAGCTTTAAATGATTTAGTAGTGCCCGCTCTTGGGCTATTGCCGATTCTTGTTGATTTAAGTATTTACACAGGCATGTGCGGTTGCAATAGACCCCGCTCATTTGTTCTATCATTAAGACCATGTAGCTTTCAGATTTACAAAATGCGCAGCTAGCTGTTTGTCGGTCTGTCATAATCACGCTCCTCTGCAGGTGTACCAAATTTACGTAGTATTTCTTTTACTAAGCCTACATACGCTGGAGGGTAAAAGATTTCCGCTATCTCTAAAGGATATAGTCTTAGCCTTGTCCCCGCATCAGTTACTACGCAGTATATGTATTCTTCGTTATGAACGCCTTGTCGATTTTTATGAGGGTTTTCTAATACTTCTATAATATAAGCATTTCCCATGCTACGACCGTCTCGTGTACACAGCTGCGCACCTAAAGCCAGCTCTCCCTTTGCTTCGCCAATGGCCCACTCTGGTAGAGGCTCATGTAGCGGCTCAGTAAGGGCTAGAATTTTTTCGTCTTTACCGCGAGGGTCTACATACTCATACCCGAACTGTTCTTTGCTTATTCTTATAAACTCTACTTCTTCATCTTTGAAAGAGCCACACGAGTTCCCATTAGGCCAAATGCCGAATTCTTCGCGACCGTCAAACGTTTTAACATCGTGAAGCATCTTTAAGCGCCACTGCATTGCATCTGTTTGGTAAGGAACCCACTGGAATATATAGAAAGCATACGGGCTGCCTTCAGCGATGAGTTTAAGAAACGCCTCTCTGGGGTATGCTACAAGATCTTTAGCATCTTGCTCTAGCCCGTAAATTTTCGATAACAATCTTCTCAAGTCGGAAGGCACCATGTGGTCTAAGCAATCATCTCGCCTTGCAAAATCTCTTGTAATATTTTCAAGTTTCATCTTAAACTCCTAAGCTGTCTTTTAATTGAGAAACCCATTTGTTCCGTTCTTCCGTTCGCTCTAACTCTTCGGCGTATTGCTCTTCGTGATATTTAATACTTTTAGAGTTTATAAACCGTGTATTGGCCGCCCACGCAGAGTAGTCTGGCTCACTCGGCATAGCGGCTAACGCTTCTTGCTCACGTTCGGAATTGCCGTCATACTTCATTGTTGTTTCAAGCTGAGAAAGCATAAACTCTCTCATATTGATATGGTCTCCACTAGGAGGTCTCCAGTCCTCCACTTTTTGTTTCATTTTTAATAGTCGAAGCTTAACCTTATCTTGTTTTTCGATATAAGCAATGCTTGCGATTCGTTTTGACTCTAAGTCTTTTTTAGCCGCTACTTCCCACTCTTCAATAGATAGGCTGTCAAGCCTTGCTTTCTCTTTTTCAGCTAGTAACAGCGCGTCTTTGTGGTATGTACTGGCTTCAAATTTAGGGATAGGTGTGTAGCGGGGTTCGTCGCGCATTGTAATTGTTGCACCGAAGTTTCTTGCACAGTCAAGAGCAAATTCTTCAAAGCTTTGTTCTTCTTTGCAAAGTTGCGCAGTGTATCCTGTAGGCATTTTAAGTATCCTTTTCCGGTATATAGTTCATTTCTGTTAAAAACAAAGAGCCACCCACTTGTGTCAGTGAAAGGCACTCGCTCATTTTCATATTGGACTGAAAAAAGCTGACGCTGTAATGACCGTTTGTGTCGTCTAACGCTAAGATTAACAGCTTATCGCCCTTTTTCAGCGCCCCTTTTTTACCGATAGTGGCCATGCAAGACTCAAGTGTTTCTTTCGGAGACAGTGGGCTGTCGTCAGTTTCGTTTTTGTAAATACTGGTTACATTGCCACCTTCAGAAGGTTGTCCGCGAATCTTTTCTCTCCAAAAAGCCAGCACTGAATCAGCCATCCCTAGAAACTCTAACCTCGAAATAGTAGTTTTAGCACTTAACGCCTTTTTTGCAGCTTCTACAACGTCGGCATATTTACTGCTACTTACTATTTCTCTAAGTAACTCTTCAGAACTTTTCATTAAGCACCTCGTCTATTGAAAGATTTAATATTTGAGTGGCTAGCCATAGTTTTTCAATAGACCAAAAGCACCCGTAATTTCTTGTTGTTTCTAAATCTTCTAATTGCTTTCGGGTTATCCCCATTACCTTTGAAAAAGGTGCCATTAAAAACCCCGCCTCTATTCTGGCGCACCGTAGTCGTCTTTTAATGTGCAGTTGAATAGGGTCTTCTTCAAATTTTCCGCCAACTGCTGAGGGTGTTTTACTTTTCTTAGCTAGTAAATACTCATTAACTTTGCTCATTACTCGTTTCCTTTTCGAGAAAATCATTAGCCGTTTTTAAGCAATATAGCATCTTTGAGCCACTTAAGGTCGCTTATTGAATCTAAAATTAGCTTCAGTTCTCCTATCATTTGTAAACTCCCATAGCCGTATGAGATTGTTTAAATAACTCAAATTGATTTTTCACCATTGCGACTAATTGGGTGTCTTTAGAATTTGGAGTATTAAGCTCTCTGAGGTTTGCTATATGTAATTTATCACGCTCTTCGGAAGAGTCTAAGTAGGGTACAGCAAGGCCAGACTCTAATAGGTTATTAGCCAGGGTGATTCCAGGGCTAATGCTGAAGTCTCCTAGTATCCTGCCGAATTTCCCTTTAGCGTCAAACTTTTCACTCAAAAGGAAGTATTTTCTACCTATTTCAAGTCTGCGCATTACAATATATTTAACAAACAAGCCGAAAACTTTTTGATTGCGATTGAGAGTACGGCTCTCAGGGGCGTCTACCCCGTAAAGTCTTACTCGTTGGTTAGCTAACACAACATCAAACCCTAAATATATGTCAACATCAACCGTGTCGCCGTCTACGATTCTGGCAATTCTACAATTATATGTATACAAGTTTTCCACTATTTTCTCCATTCAGCTGCGTTGAGTATTTCACAAATACGTTCAGCGCTGATTGCATCTGTCTTGATTATCAAAGTTTGATTGTTTACTGCATTACGCACCCCGTGCGGTATATAGTACATTTGTTTATAAGTGCGGTTGTGGTGTATTGCAAGCCTATCTTCGATTACTGCAGGCACTTCTGGGAGTTCGTCGTCTTTGGATTTAGCAATTGCTCCCAGTAAAACTTTAAGCGCAGTGTGATACGGCCATTCTTCGACAGTTACTGAATGGGCTTGCCGCAGCCGTTGGAGGAGCTTTGCCGCCTGTTTTCGCATTTCGTACCTAGTCATCACTGACTCCTTTTACTGTGTTTACGAGCTCTTGGTAAGAAGGGTAAGAGAAGGCCCAAGTTTGTTCTTCTGAATCAATACTTTTGTTTACAATCTCGTACACACCCTCTCTTACTTGGTTTATGAATAGCGCCACTTTTTTCCCATTGTAAAATTCAACATCAATGACATCGCCGTACTCGATTTGAGAGACAAGATCATGCAATTGGTTAGTCCCGTCCCAAGAGCTATCGATAGCGGGGACTGAAGCGGCAATTGCGGTTGTAACTATTTCAAAAATCATGTCTTTAGATGCTGTTACAAACATATTAAATCCTCGTTTAAGTCTATTAGAATACCTTGATCAAAACTATAATCAACAAGTCTAAGCTTGTCGGCTGGGTCGATGACGCTCACTGACGCGGGCTGGCCTTCAAGATCAAATACAATAGTCGATATATAGAACAATTTACCGTCTACGTGTCTTTTAAAATTTAAATTTTCGAAACTAACTTCGCTTATCGCTGATGTTGTTTCTTCTAATGCCCCCGCTTGGTTTATCAACCCTATTACTTTGAATAAGACTTCTTCTTTACTGGTGAACAATCCTTTTGTCTGGATATGATCGAAAAGTTCTTTAAGCTTTAATTGTAATTCCTCAAGCGGGTCGGTCATCTTTTTCTCCTACGGGGTAATTTTTAGTGAATTTAGCAATACTCTCAAAAAGTTCCTGATCAGCTAGGTACGCACCGTAAAGCTTGTCCATTTGAGATATTAGCTCCTTAGCTTCGATCAACTGCTCAGAGGGGGTGAGTCTGTTCCACCCCTCCGCTATCATTTTTAACTCTACATAGCCTTTGTAGTAAGCAGGCCCCATTCTTCCGCAGTCATCACAAGTATACCTGGCAGGCGTTATTGGCCCCCTTTTTTCAGTAAGCTTTAAAGTAACATTCTCTGAATCACACCTAGGGCAAGGCTCTACATTATTGTCCATTTCTCAATCCTTTATAACACTTAAAATCGGGTAAGCGATTTACAGAATGTTTTGTTGTGGGCTTAACTCTACTTTATACCACACACCCGCATACATTGTACCGTTAGGTTTACTTATAGTAGCCTCTTTATCTAACAGCGATTTAAAAAATTCTTTCTTGATAGTTGATGAAATTGTCACCCAAGACCAATACCCCTTATCCCTATGGTACATACAAGCGACAACTGCTAAGTCTCTTGCTCCGTTGATCCTTGGGGACGGTAAGTACTCATCCGATAAGTGCGCAGCCATAATCATTATACCACGTGAGGCCACGCCGTCCCATTCTGTAAATTTCATCACTACTCCTAAAATACAATTAATTCGCTTACTTTCTTTACGCGGGACTCATACTCTGACATAGAGTGGTTATTGACAAGCTCTCCCAATTTACTAATCTTTAACTGGAGGCTTGGCGGGTTTTGAAAGCCTGTGAGCTTAGTCCCGTCCGCTGTTTCTGTTTCACAGGGCAAAACTATTTGTGTTTGCATTGCTGCAGGCTTGAATCTAATAGCAGGGATAAATGTTATAGGGTCACAGGGGTTGACAACAGACATCGTTGTGTTTAAATTTTCATAAGCGGTTACAGGAGCACCTTTTAAAGCGCTCTCCCAGAGGCTGCCGAACTTTTCCCAGTTATGGAACAAATTAGGCTTACCAAAGGTTAAGTAACTTATATTAGCTTTAGTGTCTTCTTTTGCAAAATCTAAAGCTGAAGAAATTGCCATTAGTTCTGCGTACGCGCCTCCTAAACTATGGCCTATAAACCACACTTCTTTTGTGCTACTTACTGTGTTATGGATATCATGCTGGATGTTTTTCACACCTTTTGCAAATCCTGCATGTACCCAAAGCCCATTAAATTTCCAAGGGAACGCACGTATGTTCATTCGCCAGTCTGTAGCTGAAGAAGTACCTGGGAATACATAGATTTGTCTTTCGTCATCTTCTAAGAGATACATCTCGGTGTCTGTAGAAGTATCTTCGAAGCGGGAAGTTGTGGCAAGCCCTGGCTCATTTGCTACTGGCATTTTGTCTTGATAAGCCCATATTAGAAGCCGCGCAGCGAGCGGCCCCATTGTTTTTAAAGGGTGTTCCGGAGATTCGGAAAGAATTACTCTTAAGTCTTGATTACTCATTTAATCACCTGTTAGGTTTTGATTTATTTTGTCTTTCCAGTTATTAGTGTATTGAGGCCCCATGCATTTCATGAGGCGCTGAGGCAGGTTAAGCGCTGATTCTCTTTCACGAATAAACATTAAATACCACATACTGACTTTAATGCGAGAATGTAAAACACGCCCTCTGACATACGCAATGCCGAAAGGTCTAGGAGGCAGACCTTTACTTGCATTGAGGCACCGTTTCCAGTGCGCTAGATTTTCAGAAGCTTCTTTAACTTCCGTCAGTAATTGCTCCATTGAGATTTTCAATCTATTTTTTCTGTAAGTTTGCACATCTCTATTAGTTCAAAGTCGTCTTTAGGCAACACAGGTTGAAACCAATTTATATCATATTGCGCTGTAATGGGTAATTTAATCCGATATATCCACACAGCCGCTTTTTTCTGCAAAGTCTTAGAGCCTACGCCCCTTCTTAATCTATCTATTAACGTAGGTAAATTACTATCTTTGCAGTAATCGGTGGGTGTGCAAGCGAAAAAGTGGTATTTTTTCGCAGGGGTAGAGTCTTGAAGATCTGTCATTCATTGCTCCTTACGTAGCGAATGCTCATAATCCGCTCTTGAAATAATTGTAAAAACTCTAGTGCTTATATTCAAAGCAAAGACATCGCCTCTTGTCATAACATCGTGCACCATGTTGCTTCTGAAAAGAGATTTTGCAGGCTTTATCAGTGTGAATGTGCCACCTCTATGGTCGAACGTTATCATCTCTCGCCGCCTTTAATTGCTTATAAAACGAAGTATTACCGCCTACTGTACGCATTTCGTCACGATCATAGATTTCAAAACTATGGTAAGTTAGCGCTATGGCCCTGGCCCTTGAGAGCTCAGTTGCACTGTCGATCAACGGTGTCCCGAACTCATCAGACCCTGATATCTCGTACCTTTTTAAACTCAATGAGGAACCCCTTCGCCCCTGATATTACGACTAGCAGTTACATTAAGGTCTATTAACTCTTTAAACTCTTCACGCTTTTTAAGTTTATAAGTGTCTAGGGCTTCTTTTGTTAAATGGCCGCCTGTGTGTTGTTCGCAGACTTGGTCGAGGATAAGGTAAACATGTTCTTTTGCGCTTTCTACTCCCAGCGCTGCGATAAGAGAGAATCCTAAAAGCGCTATCATATGCTCCGTAAGAAATACATTGTACCCTGCATTATTCATAATAGTTTGTAACTCTAGGTCACTCATTTTTTCTAGTGCTTCTCTGCTGCTAACTAAACCTTCTGACATGTTAAATTCCTCAAATTCGGAAAAAAATGCCCTCCGGTTAGGGAGGGCAAGAGTGTTACCTAGTTAAAGACTTAGGCGTCTGGGGAGCTATATTGCTGGTGTTGTGTCAGGCGCGGCTGCCGCTGCAATCGCATCGTCTCTGACTTTCTTAGCTGCCAAGAAAGTTGCAAGGGCTTCAGGTCCAGCTTCAGTAGCAGCTTTAAGATCTGCTTTTTCTTGTCGGTAAGCTGCAAGGGCTTCAGTAGCCTTGGGGCTGACAACGCGCTTCACTTTACCTGCTCCGAATGCTTCTAAGATCGCATCTTGATTTGCAATAACCCAACCGGCCAGCTTTTCATTACCGTCAGAAGCTGCCTTAAGCGTATTCATTGCTTGAGTGGCTTTTTCTTCTTCGGTCATGCGCTTAACTGAAGGCCAGCGGAACGAGTCACGTACGGCCTGGAGGTTATCTGTTACAAATTTAAAATCGGGGTTATTCGATTCTGCAATAGCGGCTAAAGCTTTATCAAGCTTCGTACCTTCGGATTTTGTTACACGCTTGATTGTGCCTGTCTCAAAAGCGTCAACGACGGTTTCAACATTAGCCACTAACCAGTCTGAAAGACCTTGGTTATTATCGGTGGCTACCATAAGCGCTGCATGGATTTTTGGCTTACGAAGGTGATCGTTTGCGGCAGCTTTGCTTTCGTGCTGAACGTTGTCTGGGGTTACGAATACTTGCTTTAACTGGGCTTGCTCTGTCATTTTTTAAATCCTTATACACTAATGTATTATACTAAATTGCTGATTAGATACGCAACCAGCTTACGCTTCATTCATATTGTGGGTTAATTTAACAATTTTGCTCACAATTTTTTACAAACAGGTACTTCGAGCCAACCCCTCTGCGCACGTATGCCCGATAGTCGCGTTTCTTGAGTCCTCGCTTATGGAGGCCATCACGGATTTTTCAGTGCGTCACGTGGCGCAGGGGTGTGCTTTCGCAAGACGCTGTTTTAATACTCGAAAATACGGTCTACTAGAGTAGCGACGTACGTACTGTCAATGTGCTCTTTTGTGTTGGCTAATTCGTTTATTAGCTCGTACATGTAAGTTAAATCTACGCCGATCAGTTGCTCTCGAAGAATTGCCTTATCGGTAAGATCGACTTCATTAAGTTGCCAAATTATTTTGAGCATTTGACCTGCTGTTATACGCCACCCTCTTTTGATAAACTTACGTATTCGGAAGAGAGAAGCTAAAGGATACATACTCCCGTTATACATTAAAGACTTTGACATTATCGATTCAAGCGCTTCAGGGGGAAGCACTAGCTTTTGCTGTTTTGTTTCATAATAACAAGTGCAGTGCAAGTAGTCAAAGTTTTTATGTATCTCTTCAGGTGTCCCCGCAAACCTAATGATCAGCTGAATCTTGTCACTCAAGGTTATGGCATTTTCAGAAAAGAATACTGGGCGATAAGAGGGCTTCTTAGTACGCGAAAGTTTATCTGCCAGCTCTTCAATATCTGTTATCCCTGTTGCAATCATCTCTGCTTCGTGTTCTTGAAACTCTTGAGGGATTTCAAAGTTTGACGAATCTTCCCCTGCAACGCCCGCTGATTTAATTGATATCATTACACGCTCTTCATCTACCCCTTTGATGTTTGGGCGAGTCTCTCTTCTGACTTCAGGCATCCACCCTTTGGCCGCTTCTTCGACGTTTTCAGGCAGAGCGGCATACTGTCTGCTGTAATATAATGCGACAGATTCTGCTACATCAAGCGCTGTAAAATAAACATCGTAATCGTTTACTTTTTCACCGGATAACATGCTAGTTATACAACCGCCGGAAACAATTATATTTCTTCTTATTTTTTGAACAAGAGCTTTGTCGTCTATGCTGTCAAGCCATTTATCTATTTTATTTTGAATTACTAGTCGTATTGTATTTCTTTTCATACCCATTTTATTTATCTCTATTTTAAAATTAAGCCAGAACCTATTAAGGCCCTGGCATTAGTAATTAATCTTGGCTGTTTAAATCTGACATACCATCATCATCGATTTCGTTCCAGCCATCAAAGATTTCGTCTTCGTCTTCGTCTTCAAGACCCTCGAATAACTCTGCCGGTTCACCGTAAGCATCTTCGCTGCAGACAGGTTCAGGGGAGTTTCTATCATTAATCCCTGAAGCTTCAATGGCGTATTCTTCGTGAGAGCTTTCTAAGTTTGAAGGCACTTTAACTAACACCATTTCAGTTACAGGAATCACAGCATAGACGCGGCCTTTTCTGCTTAATTCAAGAACTTCACCCCGAAGAATTAGTTTAGCGTTATCTGCGGGGACCCTGCCAAACCAGAATGTGCCTCCTTCTTTTCGGCTATTTACGTGCGATAAGAAAAATACTCTCAACCCTTCTGGGGTTTGAGCTACAAGAGCGGGAGTTACTTCTGATTCACCTTCACTAACTTCTAAAAATGTCATAAATCTATCCTGTTTCTAAACCCCAATGCGCGAGGAAACCTAAGATTGTCTTTCATACCATGGCCGAAATACCTAAACTTCAACAATTGGCCGAGATGCTTCTCTCGATTATTCCATATTGTTTGAAGCTCGTCATGTTTGAAGACTCCGGGTGCTACTGATATTACCTTACCGTGGTACATCACTTTAAACTTACCAAGCGTCCCAGCAGCTTTCATGCCTTCTTTCTTAGTAGACCTCTTAGCAAATCCAAGCTCATCTTTTTCTTGGGCATTATTATTAATTTGTCTTTCAACATAATCTACAATAACGCCTTCGTCATCCGTAAAGCGCTTGAGCTTGTAAATTAACCCTTCTTTCCATGTTGCTCTACCCTGTTTATACCTCCCGACAGGGTCTCTCATCATTATACCTTCAAACCCCAGCGATAATTGGGATTGTTCGTAAGCAATCAATTCGTCATAGTTATTTATTTCGTGATGGTCTATGACGATATTGAACTCAGGGTCAAGGTCTAGGGTTTTCAACATTTCTAGCCGCTTGTAGTACGGGGTCTCTAACCACGCTGGGTGGTTATAATCGAATATAAAGTACTTTAAGTCGCCAGGTTTATTTTTAGACATTACATGGCTGCTTGTTCGATTGTAGACCCCGTAGTCTGTTTCGCAACCTTCTATTAATTCGCCATCAACATCCTCAACAGATGTGAATTCATCTTGAACTTGAAAAGAAGGTATAGCTTTCCCCGTTCTGGAAACGACCAAATTGCCTTTTACTGAGCCACGTATCCCGTCATACTTACTGGAACAAAGCATGGGGTATTGTAGGTCATCAAAGAAAGAAGGGCGTTTAAGAGGATCATCTATCGGCGCTAACATTACTCTGAAAGCATTACTCATTAAAACTTGCTCCTGAAAAGCTACGAACGTACAATATTAAAGACGGCATTTCCTCAAACCAAGGCCCCGTTATTATCCATGTGTCAAGCCTCACCCCCCGCGCGTCTTTCTCTGTTGAGATTTGGTGATACTTTGAGCGTTGCGAAGGAAGCGTATGTAAGTCTAAAAAGCTTTCGTAAGCCTTAGCGTCTATACATACTACACCTATTACTAATCTCTTAGGTTTTTGTTTTGTTTTATGAAATAGGCTTTTAACGAAGCTCATATCGGTTTTACTCTCGTAAAGACAGCTTTTTCTAGGCTGTTATCTTTTATTGGTGGACCGACTACAATATAAGAGTCAAATACAAAGCCTTGTACTTGCACTTCGTTTTTAACATGAATAAATAAGCTCCTGTGATGTGGAGATACGAAGCTTACAAAATTATCAAAAGTTTTGCTACTGTTTGAGAGGACGGCAATTCTTACCATTACAGCTCCTGTATAGGATGCGTTAATTGTTGTATGACATTATCGTCATGTATGTGAGTGTCAGCTCCGACTCTTTCAGATATTTCATTAAACTTGTCTGCAGTGGCTTGTGCCAAATCAACACCCTCAGCGTTAGGTGTTATTTCTACTTCGAGGTCAACGGTCATTGCAGCTTCCATACTACCGAGCGCCATCCTGATCATTTCTATGTCTTCTAAACTTTTTTCTAAAAATACAACTTTAGGGAAATCCCCTCTTTCATATTTTTTACGGTGTCCGCAAAGATTACCTATTCTTGCTATTAAGATTGCGGCATACTCAGAGCCTGAAGGCTTCACATTCAAATACTTAACTTCGTCGAGAATGCGCATACTTGTGATATCTAAGTAAGTCAAAGTGTCTGCAGCTTCTTTACCTGCCTCTTTTTTCAAAGTAGGGAGATCGATTAGCCCTGCCTCAAACTGCATACGTATTTCTGCCAACTCTCCTAGCTCCCCCATTGTGGCAACTAACCACTGGCTGGGTGTCCAATCTGAGCCGTCATCTTTTGAATGCAGGCGGTTACCGCGCTTGTCTGCGTATTGTGCCATCCTGCGTAAATTTGCTTCCCGAAGTGTGTGTAAGCTTAGATTGCTCATTTAATTGCTCCATTGCTTTTTCATAGCAGAATTTTATGTGGTCGTGCATATCTTGAACGCGCCAGGATTTTTTTCCTTTAAGAATCTTTCTGACAGCGGTTGAAGCCCTGTCTTTCATGTTCACGCCTTTAAGTTCTAAGGCCAAAGCCGAACTCCATACTGCTAAGGTTACTAATGGAATTTTAACTGTATTGTTGTCCCAGCAAGTGAGTTCAACAGGAATGTTGTGTGATTGCTTCATATTACTCCTTAGAGATTTATTTAAAAAGGTTGACCGCATTTCGAGCATGGCGCGGCCTTTCCACTCAATACTCACATCACTCTAGCAGATTAGAACCCCACCGATAAACTTCTAGTTATCGTGGTAAAGGAGCCTAAAGGGTTATCTTAGCGCATCATGCCATACGCTTGTATGAGAAGTGAGACTGCAAGATACTGAGTTAGCTCAGTACCCGTTCTCGACTCAAGCATCAGTGCGCGCAACACACTCCTTCTCACCAGCTCACCAACTAACTCTTTTTACTGGCTATCATCTTATTTAAAGAGCCGATAGCCTCTTCCATGTCGTCAACCGCTGCGCCCAGCTCTTCGTTGCTGATTGGCCGCCCTTCCGCTTCTGCTTTAGCTTTTATCGCTTTCATTTTATCCCAGTTAACCTTAGCGTCATGGCCCATGTTCATCATAAGCATCGCAAGTCGCATAACCTCTACAGCTCCCATTCGGCATCCTCCAATTCTCTGGCATTTCTTATGAATTGAAGCGCTTCACTCAAAGCGAGGATTGCGGCGTTGTCGTCATTACTGGCGCGAGCTCTTTTTGCAACTTGTATAAAGTAAGAAGCTCTCAGAAGGGACGCTGAAATGCGCTCAGCTTTGTTTATCGGGATTGTATCAGCTGCCACGCCTTGTGAAGTTAAATCTGCCACGAGTGTAACAGTCATTGCAGAGCTCAAGATCATGTCGTCTATTGACATTTGCGGCATTGCCATACAACTGGACATCGCTAATGCAAAGACAAGCATTGCCGATTTATAGCTAGGTATATTTAACATACATCTCCTATTTTTCGTATTTACCCCAAACTTGATCCCAAGAGCCTGTAATGGCTCCTTTTGCGTATGAGGTGCCGTGTATTTCAAAGAAATTCTCATGCGATTGAGAATTAACCATTTCATCAACCCAAGGTATTGGGTTCTCTTTCACGCCGAAAATAGCTTTCAGCCCCATGTCGTGCAACCTGCGGTCTACAATAAATTTATTATATTCTTTGAGATCTTCTTTTGCAAGCCCATTCATTATCTCTTCAGGATATATTTCATCTAAGAAATCATTTTCCATCTCTAACATAAAGTCAGCAGTTGCGTAAATCTCTTTCTTTGCCGCATCGTTCCACCAAGAAGGGTTTTCTTCAATTACAGTACGGAAGATTTTTATAAGCCCTTCTACGTGTTTCTGCTCATCTAAAATAGACCACGTGACTAGCTGACCAACTCCGCGAAGCATCCCGTTACGGGGAAAGTTTAATAGCATTACAAAAGAGCTAAATAAGAACATCCCTTCAGTAAACGCGCTTATCCCTGCAATTTTTATAGGTAATTGCTTACGTGTGGTAGTTTTGTTTATGATATTGTCAAAGAAATCATGCTTGGCTTTTAACACAGGAACTTTAAGAAACTCTCCGTAAAAAGAGTCAGGGAGCCCCAGCGTTTCGTTTAAGTATGAGTAAGCGTCAATGTGTACTGCTTCTCTTGCAGCAAACCCTAACAACATCATTCTTATTTCCGGATGCTCGAAATGTGGTAAGTAGTTATCGATATAACCGCCCGCTACATCTACGTCACTCTGGGTAAACAAGAGCAGAATGTTGCGTAAGAAGACGCGCTCTTTTTCTGATAACTTGTTATTCCAGTCTCTGACATCTTCGTGTAAGTGAATGCCGCGACTTGCCCATGTCATTTGCTCATGAGTAAGCCAGAGATCGTAAGCCCAGGGGTAGTCAAAAGGCTTAAAAACTTGACGCTTGCCGAAAATATCTTTCTTTTTAACTACAGTTGCTTTACTCACAGGCCAGGCACTCCGATTCTACTACTTGTTTAAATACAAACTGATCTCTCTTAGACTCAGTATTAACCGACTCACCGTGATACAGTTTTTCTGATCTGGCGTAATATAGTGTTTTAAGACCTTTCTTCCAAGCTTCGAAATGGACATGGTGCAGGTACTTGATATCGACTGTAGCTTCAAAGAACAAGTTTACAGACTGCCCTTGGTCTATCCATTTCTGGCGGAAAGCAGCGTGTTCGATAATCCACATCTGGTCTAGCTCAGTGGCTGTTTTAAACACATCTTTTTCGTAATCGCTTAAGCACGCCAGCCCTTGGGCAGAACCTCGCGAGCTTATCACGTTGTGCCACGCTTTAGTATAGCTTTCTTCATCTAAGCGTTCTTTGAGTATAGCGTCAAGATACTTGTTCTTATGAGTGTGGCTACCTGACATAGTGTCTTGCCTAAACCCATTAGCTCTGAACGGTTCGATACTGGGTGAAGTATTACCCATTATAATCGATGATGAAGCATTTGGTGCAATTGCGCAGACATGGCTGAATCTCCGCCCTGTTCCTTTTGCATCTGGGGCTTCTCCGCGCTCTTTGCCAAGCTCTTTGTTTGCTTTCATTGTATACTTACGATATCTCGAAAACACAGCTTTGTTCAAACTCACCGCAAGCGCAGACTCGAACGGTATCATCTTAGATTGCAAGAGTGCATGCCAGCCTAGTGCGCCTATCCCGATAGAGCGCTCTTGTTGCGCACTGTAGATTGCTCTTTTAATTGTTTTCGGCGCTGTCTTTATAAATATACTTAATGCGTTATCAAGCATCTCTTCAATATCTTTATAAAATTGATAATTATCTTTCCACTCTTCCCAATACTCTAAATTAGGAGAAGCAAGACAACAGACAGCTGTTCTGTACTTATCTGTAGGTAAAATGATTTCAGTACAAATATTAGATTGCTTAATACTGAGGCCCAGCTTTTTAAGCCACTTCGGCATTTTACGATTGCTTTCATCGATGAAATGCAGGTAAGGCTCCCCTGTTTCCATCCGCATATCCATTATTAGCTCCCACAGATAGCGAGCAGAAATTACTTCTTTGACTAGCTTAGTGTGGGGGTCAATAAGTGGCCATGCATCATCTTTGTTTTCATCAAACATGCACGCTTCGATCAGCTTCATAAACTTATCAGACACATTCAAACCATGGTGAAGATCTTTACAACGGAGCGCAGGGTCGCCTGTTTGCTTACGCATCTCAATAAATTGAATTATATTAGGATGGTTGATGTCTAGGTAAGGTGCTAATGTACCGCGCCTTGTTCGACCTTGTCGGTAAGCAGCCGCAGCCGGTTCATATGTTTTCAAATGTGGCAAAACACCTACTGACTTTTCATCTTCTGATCTAATCCCTACACCAATACCTACCCCGCCGCCCGCCATAGATAAGTTGGCCACTTCTGACCAAGTCTCAACTAAGCCTTTAGCAGAGTCGTCAATATACGAAAGGTAACATGATATTGGCAATCCATTCTTAGACAGTCCGTAAGACAGTATTGGTGTTGACCCGCTCAAGTGATGGTTACTCAGATACCCATACAATCTTTTAGCGTGGTCAATATTGCTTCCGAAAGCTCTTGCAACATAGGAAAATCGCTCTTGCGGCGATTTTTCAGTAGGTAACATGTAAGACTCTCGAAGTCGTTTCAATCCAAGCTCATCAAATAAAGCGTCTTTGGATAGATCCAACTTAATCGCAGATTTGCGAATCATTCTTTACTCCTTAATCAACTCTCACAAAACCTGTTTCTTCAACAGATTCATTTTTGGCGAATGCCAGTCTACCTGTAGGGAAGTCATACGTTGAACCGTCTACATCACCTGTTTTACCGGTGTGTCGACATTTCAATATTCGGCTTTTGATAGTGTTTCTCTCAACCTCTGTTTCCGCTGTCATGTCTCTAGCGAATGCGATTATGTCATAAGATATTTGCTTAATTGAACCAGAGCCGCGTATGTCATCTATAGAGGGCAACCTACCTTCTTCGAATGACTTAGTATTGTTTTGGGATTTTCTTAGATGCGAAACTAAGCCTATCCATACGTCGTGTCTTTTGGCTAATCTTGCAAGGCTATTCATTATCTTATCAATAGCTTCATTCCCTGTTTCATTACCCGCACCTTCTGACGCAAGTATTGTGACATGGTCTACAAATATAAACTTACAACCTATTAAGCATAAATATTCTAAACGGTCCATTATGCTGTCGTCGTTCATGGAACCGCCGTGATCTATTAAGACCACCCTGTCTTCCCCAAAAACCTTATCAAACCCAGGCTTTAATTCTTCAATTGGGATTTCAACATCTGCTGGGTTACGGTTTAAAACCATCCCCGATAGTAGCTTTGCTGACTCTTCAGGAGCTTCTTCTAATGAAACTACCCCACAAGCGTGCTCAGTAGTGCCTAAAATGTGAAGTATAATTTCTCTTAACATCGTAGACTTACCGCTTCCTGTTCCTGATATAAAAAGCGCAATCTGCTTAAAACGCATCCCTTTAAGCTTATCATTTAATCCCGCCAAACAAGGAGGGTATGGGATAGACTCTATTAAATTAAACTCTTCAAGCTTTTTCCATAAAGCTTCTTTAGATATAATCCCGTCAGGTATATGACGAGCAGCGCCAAACATATCCTGCATCAGAGCTTGCGGGCCGTGTTCTGTCAATACTAGGTTTGCGTCCATTTCTCTAAACTTGACAATTTTTACTTTATCAAGACCTATTATTGTTATAGCTTTTTCTGTAGCCTCTTTTCCTGCTTTGTCCATGTCAAAACATAAAATAACTTCATCAAAAGACCTGATCCACTCACGCTCTTCTATCAAGCTAGCTACCATTGTCGATGACGCCAGACCGATTGCGGGGTAATACCGCTTGTATTGCTCAAATAGCGCGAATTCAATAGACATCGTGTCTATCTCGCCTTCTCCGATATACAAGTATTTCCCTGTAGCATTAAACTTGTCTTTACCGAAAAGCCCTTCTTGCTTATTCACCCAGTAAAAATACTTGTCTACGACTTTTCTTACTTTCCAGCCTTTGTTTTCGTTATAAGGGTAGTAATGTTTATCAATAACCCCGTCTGAGCCGAAGCTAACTCTAACCCCGAAAAACTCACAAATATGTTTAGGAATTTTCCTCTCTCTAAATCCCTGAATCGGGTATTCCATGATATCCGAAGAAAGCTCTGTTTTCTCGAACCCATGGCTATTGGCTATTGCGACTGCGCTAGGGTTAGGTAAAATATCAGTACCCGCTTCTACTGCGGCCGCAGAGTGAAATTTATTACAAGAGAAACAAAAGGCACTACCGTCGTCATAAACTTGCATAGCATCACTAGACTGGCAATCTGCCCCTATGCAAGGAAGATCTTTCCTAATGATTACGCCCATTTATGTCTCCGTCTGAATTGTCTTTTTTATAAAGCTCTTCTTTTCCCTTTTGCGCGCTTTTTTCTATTTCAGCTGAGGAAGGAGAAGTTTTTCTCATTTCTTCTAGCTTGTTTAACAACCTATCAGCCTCCTTCAAAGAGTTATCATTCTTTCTTTGGGGCTTAGTTGTTGACTCTATAAGCCCGATAAGATGCGTTGTTAAGAAAATAAGAACAACCCACTCCAGTAAGCCCCACACTTCTGTTTGTAACAGAACCCACGCTGTTTTTACAACCACAGCAATCAACATCATTCCAATTACAAATTTAGCTAGTACTATCATATCTTTAACTTTCATTAATCACCCATTGGTTTGAGAGACCTTGCTCGCGCTAGCCTCTCTTTGTGTCTGTCAGTTATACCTTCTTTTACCGACCAAGATACTTTTTCTATCCGTGTGTTATACCAGGTCACGCTAGTAGGCGCTTCAACAAGGCATAGTGTCCACGTCTCAGCGTAAGATAGCGCGCCTTTGGCTGTATACTCTTCAACACAAATATACTCAAACTCTTCGGGCGGGCGGTAGGCCATTACTTCTTTTAACAACTTAGAAGATGACCTGTATTTTTTCCAGTCACTTTCTTTACCTTTATTCTTAACACCAGCCCCGAGATATGACTTCTTACCGAGGTAAAACCTATTCAGTATAGTGTCGCGAATTATGTAAATAAAGCCACAACAGCCGCTAACCCCCATCTGTTCAGGGAAAGCCCATATACCATTCTGTATTGCGACTTTTTTAGGTGTATCAAGAGAAGGGATTTCTCCGTCGAACTTCATCTAGAGCTCCTATATTACTATATCTCTTGCGGATATTATTTCAGGTTTCAATTTTTCAGCCATTACTTCAATAGCCTCTTCGGTAACTCCAATAATAGGGAGCTCTTTGACTTTGTCTTCTTTTTCTGATGGCGGTATTTCAGGGTTTGGGTTTCCTAAAGCTTGCGCAAGAGGCCATTCTTCAAGAGTAAAGTAGTCGTCTACCGCGCTTTGGATATGTATCATTTTTCCGTTAGACAGCAAATAACTCCACCAATCATCGCCGTAAGCTGTCATGTATTGCTCAATAACAATCTCTTGAAACTCTTCTTCAGTTCCTACTTCTTCTAACAGCTTGGGTGCAGTCTTAGGACCTATCCCAGGTAAGCCAGGGATGTTATCTCCTCCATCCCCGCAAAGAAGTTGTTGGTAATAGAACCGCTGCCCAAACTTCGCGTCAACCATTACTATTTGTTTTTCACGCATACGGTAGTGCATTCCTTCTATCCGCATTAGATCTTTATCTATGGAGCATACAATAAAATCGTCACCTGACGCTCTAGCTTCTTCTGCCCATATTCTTACAAAATCATCTGCTTCCCTTCCATGAGACCATATTGCCAAGCCTTCTTGTACTGCAAAGTGTCGTATTATAGGTACAAATTTATTTTGTTTTTTAGGGTCTTTATGCCGGTTCCCTTTGTAATCAGGGTACAGCGTTTTTCTGAAGTTGCCATCACCTTGAACAGCCATTACGTAATCAGTGCAATAGAGCGTCTCTAACAGTTGCTGTAATCTGCTTTGAAAGCTTTTCCAAGATTTGTCAAGGTATAGATTATCTTCGTCCGCAGAAAACTCTATTACTTGTTTACTGCCATCAGCGTCTAGCTGTGTTGCAACGTACTCACCTCCCCCAGCAGTGTCAAACTTTTTGGCTTTATCTTGCCACCGAGGTGCGCACGCCAAATGGCACAGTACGTCACCATCTATAATAGCTAGTTTACCCATCTTTATCAACCCCTATGGCACATATAACTTTTTTATAAGACTCTCTAGGTAGGGAAAATGGGGGGTTTTCTTGGGCCGCCACTACCCTACCCGTCATCAAAAACACACCGCTCTCTACAGCGACAGCTTGCCCAACAGGGTAACCGCGCTTGCAAACATAAGTGTAGGCTTTAGTGAAATTTCTTTTATTGCTGTTGTAAAGCGCTACTTTGATTCCCCAGATCGTGTCTGTCATTAGTGTATCTCCAACCATGTTGGCCCTATTTTAGCAGCGCCTCCCATTATTTTTATCCCGTATACTTCGGGGCCTACTTTAAAAGCTGCTTCACTTATGTATCTAGCTTCTTCTGCATGCTCGTCAGGGACCATGAAGTTAAACTCATCATGGTAATAAATCAAAGGCCGATAAGGTATTTTCCGTTTACGCATTTCGTCAACAAACACCATTAACGCTGTGCTGCAAGTCACTTTTTCACAAGCCTGTAAGAGATACACTAGAAGTTTATGAAAAGAGTCTACGTAAATTTTGTTTCCGGCAATAGACCTAATATAGCCAAAACCGTTTTGTCCGCCTGTTTTAGAATAAGCTTTTTTCAAACGATCTAACAAGTCTTTAAATCCTGGGACTGCTTTTAAGAACCCGTTCTTTAACTTATTACCGTTTAAAGGGTCCATGTTTCCGAAGACGTAACTCCACAGTTTAGCTCCGGACGCACCAAACAAGAATGCGTATAATATTCGCTTAGCTATACCTCTGGGCACAGTATGTTCTATGCCCATTTCTTTAAGCACATGAGTGAGGATATCTGCGTTATATTGGTGGACATCGCCATTAAGCAGCAGCTCAATAAAGTTTGCGTTCCCTAAATAATGTGCAAGCCCTCTGGCTTGATTTCCTTTTGAGTCAGCACCCACGAGTGTCCAGCCTGGTGACGCTTTAAAGAGAGTTCGCATTTCTGGGCCATAAGGCGCATCTGCGGAAGGTATGTTTGCAATGATTTTGTGGCGGGCGCGCATACTTGGCGTACCCACCATTATACACTCCCCGTGCAAGTTTTCGTCTTCATCTACATTACTCAACCATGTTGTTAGCACGCCGTGTCTTGATTTAGAAGAAAGAAACGCACTGTACAAAGCCCCGTCACCTCCTAACAGCTCTAAGCTGTCTTCTGTTATTTTAGGAGACATTTGTATCCAAGACCTTGTCGCTTGATCGTACTTTTGGTTATACTCTGTGGGAACCCAGCCGTTTCTGAACAAGAAAATTTTGACATCAGTGGTAGAGTCTAAACTAAGAGCTTCAAATTTAACTCTGCAGTACGGTCCTTCCACCATTCTCTCCTCGCCTGTATAGCCTGAGCAAGGATTTATTTCGAACCACTTAGCCATGGTTGCGTCATAGAAACCAGCCTTAGTCCATATTGGGTCTTTAGAGGGGTACAGCCCGTACTTCTTATCAGGGCATACCGCCTTACCCCCGAGGATGTGCGACAGCTTAGCGTACGCGTTGTCAAGATCCCCGTCCAGAGTGTTCATTAGCGTTTTAGCCTTTTTAACATCAAACGGCCACCCTAGCCTGGAAGCTTCAGATGCCCACTCAGTGGCATACTGCTCTGCTTTTAGGAAATGAGCAAGCTTCGGGTACTTACTTGAGTTCAGAGCAAACTCACTCATAAGCACATTATAGACTTCTATGTTTAAATTAACATCTTGTATACAATAGACTTCCATTCGAATCATCCACTCTTCTTCTGTCTCCCCTTCTGCTGGACACTTATAGTCTGTAAAGTCTCCTTTAGGGTAATCTAGGTGCTCCCCCCATACTCTTAGCGCGTGCCCCTTTTTACCGAACCTTTGATAATCGAGAACTTGAGATAAAATTTGAGTGTCTCTTGTTTTACAAGTGTCGGGCTTTACATAGCCGTAAAGTTTAGTCAATGCTGGTAAATCGAAACCTACTATGTTATGGCCGACTAAGAGAGTTGCGTTATCAAAGAGGGTTTGCCAACCTAAGTCTTTTTCGTAAAATACTTGCCTCTCCCCTGTGTCAAGATCTGTTGCTACTAGCATCCACATCCTGGTTATTTCTAGTAACAAGTCATCTGACTCTATGTCAAATAAGTATCTGCTCATCAGATGCCCTCAATAATACTTTCTACTTCTTCAACAAGTATAGGTCTCCCAGCCTTTTTATAGGCGATTAAAAATCGGAGATACCACATTGACTTACACAGTTCTTGTAAGACTTCATCTTTTTGCCCAAGGCGGTCCAGGTACTTCCGTACTTGCAACTCAACAGCCGCTTCAAATTTACCGTTTGTTACGTCTTGGTAAGTGGGGAGAAATTGCATTGTTTCTAGCCACTGGTAATCTTGGAAAAACCCTTGGTAGTGCGACGGATTTATTGCATCTTTCTCTTTAACGGGAGAGGCAGCATCTTTAGGATCTGATAGTTTGTTGAGCTTATAAGAAATTGCTAAATTATCTTTTTCCTCAGCGCGATCGCAAAGCGTTTTATGCTCTATTAATTCTTCCAGGCTTCTTATTGAGTGACGTTTACAACTACTAACTTTATTAGTTTCTTGCCACACAATAAATTTTTCTTTAAAATAGTCATCGTGTTTAGAAACAGCATCGACTAATTCGCTTAATGTGAACTTGAATGGACTCAGTAATTCTGCGTTTTCTACTGTGACTGCGGCTGAATTGCTGATTTCAAAATAATGATAATCTTTCATTTTCTCTCCAAAGAGGGCACATGTGTGCCCTCATTCAGGTTAATGGATTAGTAAATTTGACCATCGTCAGCAGGTGTAGCTATTACGGGCGCTGCAACCGGCTCAGGTGTTTTTACCGCTATCGCCGCTTCCGGTACTGTGCTTGCTTTGTTTGCAGCGATCATGGCCAAAGCTGCTGCGAGCTCTGCGGGACTGGGCGCAGGTGCCGATTCCGGCGAAGGCGTAGGTGAAGGTGAGGGAATTGAAACAGCGGCCACAGCGGGCGTCTGGGGTGGCTCTACAAAGGGTATTTCTGTAGAAGTCGCCGAAGCTGCAGCAGAGGGTGTTGGGGCGATTCCAGGGCTTACTGGCTCTGTCAAGAGTTTTTCATCAAAGCTTTTATCAGGAGCTGGCGCTACTGTTTCTGTCTCAGTCATTGCGAAGTCATCTGCGGGATCAAACTTAGGGGTATATACTAGGTGAGTAGTGACCTGGACACTCATAAGCATGTTAGCTATAGAGTCGTGGCTTTCGCCTACTTTCTTGTACTCCCTTTGGAATATACGCACATTTGCTACTGAGCCGTTACCGACTGTGTTAGGGTCTAAAGCTTCTAGATGGCCGTTTAAACATGCTACGGTTTTAGCGGGGGTGCCATCTTTCTTTTTAATTTTCTTTTTTAAATTAACTCTATGGTACGGCGGCACGCCTGCTTCTGTAGGGATAACATCTTTGACATTCAAATTAGATGCACGCCAGATGGCTGCGGTTTCAGGATTCCGAGTACGAATTTGAATTTCCCAAGTGGGGTTTTCTGCATCAAAAGTGCTGTTAGGTCTTTTTGGGTCTAGCTTTATATACCAAATTTCTGCGTCTTTAATAATCATTTAACTACCGTCCTCGTTCATTTCTTCTTGCTCATTTTTAGAAAACATACTTTCCCATTCATCGGGGGTTGCCCCCGTCATGATAAACTCACGCTCATCAGCCGTTAAATCAGGCATTGCATTTTGAATCAACATGCCGCCCACTTCCCAATTGAGTATCTGGTCTTCCGTTACGTCAATTTCCATCTCATTGGTCTTTCCACTAAATTGGCTTGTTCTTGATATTTTCATTGAAATAAAGTATCCACTTCAGCAAGTAGCGCTGTTTTTACATAATAAGCAGGCCCGCCCGCATCGTTTACTGCAGCAAAGAAATGAACCCACTCCCCTTCCGCCAGTGTTTCACAGCTGTCGAATTGGTACTCGTTGTTCACGACTAGCATATTCGACAGTACTTCTTGCAGCTCTTCGTTTGTTTCAAGCAAGAAACAGTAGCCGCCGAGTTCAACATTCCAGTCCAAGAATAACTCGCCTGGCATACTGTCTCTTGCTTTGTCTATTAGCACTTGCTGATGGCCTAAAACTCTAGAGTCAATCTCAGCTTTTCGCATGTCGTCCAAATTATTAAATTTTTTCATCAGGGGCCTCTGCGGGTAAATAGTAAAATAAAATATCTCTATCACACTCTATCATAACTTCGACAGTGTCTGTGTCTGCCATATAAGAGAGCTTAGGGTACTGCGCAAGAACGCAACCGACATCTTCGTAATTAATTATTATGTCTGCGGGCTGTTCAATAACAATTGTGGGTTTCTTTTCTGGCTCATGAAGTAGGACTGCCACGCCAAGTGCTGACATTATTACCACGTAGCAAATCATACCGAAAGCGCAAAAGACGAATAAGAATTGGAAGAAATAATCTGTAACGATGTCTTTAACTAAAACAATATTCGCTATGAAGGATTTCATTTACGTCTAGGTCTCCTATATTAAGTTCATTTATATCACCCCCTATGTCTTCAAGGAGTGGAATTAAAGGGTCATCTTTATATACCTCCACAAATGTTTCTCTAATCAAAGTGTACAAGCTACTCATGTCGCTTAATAGACAACCGAAAGAGTCGTGAATTGTAGTGACAGGGTAGTCTGCTTTAGCTACTGTTAGAGTTAAATGCGCAGCGTCAAAGCTGTGTATTATATTCGGGGAGGCACCGGTAGACTGTTTACCCCGAGAAGGTAAAGGAAGTTCTATGAAACAAATAGCTATTTGCAGAGTATTTTCGTAGTAGCCTGTATTTAGCTTCTCACCTATAGGTGGGCCGTACTGCACCCACAATTTCTTTACTTTACCCTCAACGTAGTATTGGACAACTGGGAAATTGGTGCAAGGTGTAGTCCAACTTAGGAAACGAGAATTAGCTTCTGCAGCTTTTCCTGCTCTCTCAAAAACACCCAGTAAAGCCATAGGCCGTTTTAGGCATATTTTACAGTCTTTCAATACCTCGCGCCCTAAGAAACTTCCCCATTTATGCTCCATGTACAAAAGAAGCGCAATGCCGTGTTTCTTAGAGTCATCGATTACTTGCTGTCCTAGGCCGTAGGCTGTACCGCCGTAAGGGATTGTCATCGTATTTCTTTTAACAATCTTTCGCTTTTCTTTAGTGTCTTTTATTCTCAGCCAAAATACAGCTGAGCAAGATTTCAACTTAGCGCCCTCACTGTCTCTTAGCTTATTAAGGCTGGCGATCATATCTTGTCTTCTATCGCTATTCATCTCAGCAGCATTTATCTGCTTTTTAATTTCAATAACGTTATCGATAAATACTTCACAAGACTGTTTTTCTTCTTTGGTTAGCTCTGCCACTTCTTTTTTGAGTATGTCCCAAACATGGCCTGCAACGTAACTGTAAAGATCTCCAGGAAGCTCTTGAGGCACAAGATTGACATATGGCGCTGTTATTTCATCTTTAGTCAAAGCGGCGAGGTGCTGACTCCCGTTATTAGTACCATCGATATACACTTCCAAGTGCGACTGGTAGTCATAACAGTCAAAGTTTCTTACACTATATTGGTACTCTCTTAGTTTTCTGAGTTCAATACAAGCGGCGAGAAATTGCCAAGGCTTGTCAGCGCCCATCCAATTTTGAGAGAGCTTAGGATTTTCGGCGTAGGATAGAATTATTTCTTCATTATCTAAGACCCACTCCGCTCTTTCTTGTAAGGGTATTTTATCAGTCTTGCGAGCGTCTTCTCTACCTGAGTCGCCTGCCCAATTAGAAGCAATTGACACTAGCAACCAGAAATAACCGTTTTGGCCTATTGCCTTTTTGTCCGCTCTAATCAGTAGCCCTCTTGCCAAGTCTGCACCTTGTTCGTGCAAATAAGCAGTTGTCGGGTATTTACGGCCTCTAAAATCGTAGTAGTAAGAGTGATAAAATATCTTATTCAGAAACTTCTTTGCAATATCACCTACGGCTTTTGCTTCGCGCATTTTAGTAGTCTTTGCTTCAGGACTTTGTTGTGTCCATATGTCGTCAAATGCACGAGTCTTGTTTCGCAATGCCCAGAGATGCAGATCATAAACTTCTTTATTTATTTGCCATCCGACTGCTTGCGCTTTGTTTAGGCAGTCAAATAGCTCAGGGTGGGTTTCTATTGATATTTTTTCGTGAACAGTTTTATCTTGCGTTTTAACCATAACTGCGCCAGTAGGGTGTCTTGTAGTCTCCCAAGCAACGTACGGCGTTTCTGATGGAAGTTTATCCACAGAGCCAGATTTTAAACTGTCCCAGAGATCGCATATTCCTTCATCATTCACGACTTTCACAATGTAGCTATTATGCCCTTTTGCCCCCGCACCTAGCAAAACTTGAATAAGACCTAACTCTTCAAAAGAATACAAGAAGAATGCGCCTGTCTTGGCTGCGATCGAAGAGTCTCGTTTTACTTTCAATTTGTTACGCAAACTGTGGCCTATCGCTGCAATCATTTCGCTAACAAATACTGCTTTATTTTTGGCGCGCTTATTAGGGCGCGTATATAAATAGACTACTGAAATTACAAGGTCAATATACACTTCAAAATCTACTGATTTTAGGTACTTGAGCCTGCTTCTATCACTTATTTCGAACTCAGCACGGCTGGCTACTGACTCCACTAATTTATTTTTAAGGTTCATGCAAGTGCCCACCCTGCCAGCGCACGCATTATTAGTATTATAGTGAGAGGCATTGAGCCCAGCGCTAGTACAGAAAATGCTGCAGTCAGCGCTAATAAGAATTTACGGTTTTTTAAATTATTCATTAGACTCCTATTTGAGAAGGTTCATAGCGACGTAGCATATCGAGAATACGAAGACAAGAAGCCCCATCTTCGTAGTAAGCACAATAAGCAAGTCTAGGATTTCTCTTTTTGCTTTTTTCCATATAGATTCAATAGTATTCACATTATTCCATTTATGACGTCACTATATTAGGAGCATCTTGAGTGCTAAGGCTAAAATTACTCCATAAGTGATTACAACAAAACCTTTAATTAAAAGGTAAGCTGTAAACTTTCTTATTTCGCAAAGTATAGCACTAGTCCACATTAACTACCCTCAAGCACTTTATACACTAATCATGGCAGAATTGCCAAGAAATTTAAAAAAAAAAATAGTTAGGTTAATTCACCGACCGCCCCGCAAAGGACAGCCGGTGTGGGTGGCGCTATGCCAGGGTTGAAAGATCCTCACGGAGCTCTCTTATTAACCACAATCGAAAGGCTTTACGCTCTTCACTTGACGGAGGGTTTTGCCCAAACTCCATTTTTAGCTGGTCTGCAAGCCACTCTTCTCTCTCTGCCTTTGCTTCCTGCAGTTCAAAATCCATATTAGAGTTTTCATCTTCCATTTGCTTTATAAGAACTTCATTATCTTTAAGCAAACTTGAATGATGGCGTCTTTGCGCGATTCGGCCTAAGTTGTTGTCAATCACCCCCGTCCAGAAAGAACTGAATCTGTTTACACTATCGATAGCTCTACAGAAGGTTTCTTTTGCGGCGGTGAATGGTGACAATTTATTACGCTTCAAGCGAACTTCAACGGTTCGTGGTTATCGGAATTCATTTCTTTTTCAGCAGAGACGCCAGACCAAACATTATCTTCTGGCCAGACTATTCGACCGTCTTTGCTTATAAAGTATTGACGTCTTGATTCCATTTTAGTTGCTTTAGCTGTTACAGGTAGAGATTGTGGCATGATGTTATGCTCCATTTACTTCATTGAGTTTATTGATTTTTCGGTTTGATAAATAGCGGCCATTAGGAACTCTTGCTTTGCTTTTTCTAATGTACATAGGGCTACCATTATCTGCTGGTCTGCTAAGATAGTGTCTTGTGAAACATTATCCCTGTCGAGAGTTTTTTCAATAGTAGAACAAATAGTACCAATAACTTCAGACAGCGCTACAGTCCTTTCAGGGCCACTGGCCACTAGGGTCATTATATCATTTACTGCGCTTTGTACGAACAAAACTTCGTCTTCTGTATTAATAAAGCTCATGAGCCCTCCTTACATAGTTTACGATAATCAGTGTGAACGCCATCTGCTACACGTTCGCAATAGTCGTTTTCGGCTGCTTGTGCTTCGTCCAGCCCTGAGCCCCCTGGTGGAAGCATCAGTACAAGACTCGTTATTACTGCAATTGTCAATATTACGACGCGTGCAGTGCGTACTTGCCTGTCTACTTTTATCTCAAGGGGAGACTTCATTTAATTACCTATTTTAATTGGTTTCTTTGTGTGATCAATTCTTCCGAGATGATCGATTGGTTTTGCTTTGTTACCTTCAATTCGGTAGTTTTGGCCTTTTGTGGTTCTCCTGTTTGTGCCCGCTTTGAATTTAATTAGATCACCTTTTTGATCTACTTTCCAGTAGTTCTTAGAATGATCAGGTCGTCCTAAATTATCTAGCGGTCTGACAATAGTACCAGGTTTTTCTAAAACATTTTCAGGCGCTTCAGATGCGAGAGCTTGAAATTGCAGGCCGAAAATTAAAAAAATAAATATTGATTTAAAATTTAACATATTATTCCCTATTAAGAAAGCTGAGTGAAGGAAGTACTTTATCTTCCCAAGTTTTACTTGCTAATTCAAGAGTCTGTGCAGTAGTATCTTTTGCACTTTTTGTAACGCTTGCTACTGAGGCTTCTTCTTTTCCGAAGTTATCCCAATACTTAAAAGCGCCTGATTTTGCATTTTGAAAACTTTCAATAGTTTTATTTGAAAAGTTCTCAATCATTGAAGGCTCTTCAACTACGCTTAGTGCGAACACCTGATTTTCTAATTGATGAATCATTTCAGCTTGAGAAGCAATGACAGTATTTGCTTCTTGGAGTTTTGAGACACTATCTAAAAAAGAGAGTACACGACTTTCAGGCACACTTACCAAATACACTATAGAAAAGAAACCTGCGAACATTGTGCAAGTTAGAGCCATTAATACAGTGTGAGTGAAGCTTAATATTTTTCCTACGATTGTTATAGATTTCATTACATTATCCTTTAATTCAATTTAATTTATAGAGCGTAAGTTTATGTTAAATCTTTAATTCTGAACCACTTGTCAGGGGCGGTGTTTGCACCTTTAAGCTTTGCTTTATTATTCACTAGCGCTAGGATTGCATAAGGATTACCTTTAGCGACTCCTGTGCGTCTTCGTTTAAGTCTGACTTTTTGACCTAGTCTTAATGCCATGCTGTACCCCTAATGATTGTGAGTGCTATTCATATAAGATACCCTTATTTGCGCGTTTTATTTAAGGCCCTTATGTGATATGCGTAGTGTATGGGTTCGAATGTGGCACGCGCTTTTGCAGTTGCTACTTGCGCTGTTGCAAGTGTTGGACGAGTGGCGGTTAAGCACAATGCTTTGTCTTTCATTTGAACCTTCTTTTCATCGAGTTAGGGGTGCGGGGAACTGCTTTTACATTTTCTTTGTCTTCTGCGTCTTTTCTGAAAGTCTTTGGTCTAGAAGAAAGTGGCCCTTTTAAGGAATTAAAACACCTGTTTTCAAACTCTGCACCAATCCCTGAATTACCCTTGTAGTTAAAGAAAGCAATTTCACTGTATTTAAAGTTAGATACTTCATCCACTGTTACCCATTTTACTTCTTTACTTTGTTTTAGAACAATCGCATTTTTTATATTAAGGTTAATCTCTTTCTTGCTTTCAAGAAAAGATAGAGACTCCGCTGTTGCGGCTAACTTTGTGGCTGACACTGTTAATACATGTGTGCGCTTATCCATGTGGAGGGTTTCCTTTGTGCTGTGGTTTTAGACACTTAAGTAATTGAGATGCTATTCATATAAGATACCCTTATTTGCGCAAAAATTTTGCGGAAGGATTGCCATCTTATATGAATACGAGCACATCCGCACGTATATTATAAAGGAATCTCAAATGAAAACTTTAACTATGCTCACATTATTATTGGTATCACAATTCGGCTTTGCAGGAGAGCTCACACTCTTGGAAGCTATTGAAAGCGGGGATAGCAAACTGATTGCTGAGTCTGTATGTGAAAAACCTGAAAAGATATTTCAAAAAGTGGCGTTGACCGTGGGCGCAGCGTGGGCAGGCGTACAAGTGCTAGCGATGTGGGTGCCTGTAAACCCAGCTGTAGCGGCAATGCGGGTTGCGTCACTGGCCACTCCCTACGTCCCTCATAATGTTGCGGGCTACTTAGGTGCAGTGCTGCAAGGTGGCTTTATGGGCTTTGGCACAGGCGTAGCATCCACTGCATTGATTTGCGGTTAACTCCATGCCTCACGCCTTCGGGCGTGGGGTACTATTTTTTTTTTTTTTTTTTTTTTTTTTTTTTTGGGGGGGGGGGGGGGGGGTGGGGGGGGTTGTTCTGGTTTGATAATTTTTTTGCAAATTAAGCCCTATCACTTGGGGATTTTGCGGGGGCGAACTTCG